GAAAACAAGCCTTCGTGATGCACCAGCCGCTGCTGCTATTGATGCCGCAACGGATATTGCAAGCCTCAAGGCTGCATGGGATGCTGACCTGCTTGGCGCAAGCCCATACGAGGCGTAAATGATGGATACGCAATCTCAACTTGATGCTCACGAGAGAGAATGCGCTATCCGCTATTCAGCAGTGCAGGAGAAACTTGATGCACTTGATAAGCGGATGTGGCGACTTGAAGCAATGATTATGGGATCGACAATAGTGATTGTTGGACTTGCTCTTACAATGATTACAAAACTGTAAAGGGTAACAATGGATCCAGTAAGCGCAATGGCAACTGCCTCTGCTGCATTTGGAGCAATTAAAAAAGGCTTTCAAGTAGGCAGAGATATAGAATCTATGGCTTCGGATTTAAGTAGATGGATGGGCGCTTTATCTGATATTGAACAAGCAGAAAAAGAAGCAAAAAATCCACCTATCTTTAAAAAACTTTTTAATGGTAAAAGTGTAGAGCAAGAAGCAATTGAAACTTTTGCCCATAAACAAAAGTCCGAACAACAACGAGAGGAACTTAAGCAGTGGATTAGCCTTACAATGGGGATGTCTAAATGGGAACAACTCATTCGGATGGAAGGTCAAATCAGAAAACAACGACAAGAAACGTTATATCGTCAAAGGGAGCGTAGACAAAAGTTTGTAGAAATAATTGCTATAATAGGATTAATTTCAATTGCAGTAGCATTATTAATTGGCTTTGTAATATTTCTTAAATCACAATAACAAAGAGGAAGAAATGTTTAAAGCTATTTTATTGATTTGTATATCAAATACTACTATTTGTCTTGAAGCTCATGATGAACGTGGACCGTATAAAACAAAACAACAGTGTATTGAAAGGATTTATGAAATGGGTCTTGCAATTGAAAGTAGAAAAGATCAACCTTATACTCCTAAAGCATATCGTTGTGTACAAATCGGGGAACAAACATGATACAAGCACTTATAGGTCCAGTATCTAGCTTACTGGATAAATTTATTGAAGATAAAGATCAAAAGGCGCAACTAGCTCATGATCTTGCAACTATGGCAGAGAGACACGCTCATGAATTGGCAAAAGGTCAACTTGAGGTTAACAAGGCTGAAGCATCGAGTAGAAATATATTCGTGGCTGGCTGGAGGCCTTTTGTTGGTTGGACTTGCGGTATTGCTTTATTTTGGCATTTCGTAGGTCTTCCAGTAACTTTATTTTTTGTTAGTTGGTTTGGTGTAGAAATACCTGCATTACCGGAGTTTGATATGCAAACACTTATGACGGTACTTATGGGAATGCTTGGTCTTGGTGGTCTTAGAACTTTTGAAAAGTTTAAAGGAGTCACAAAGTGAATATAGACCAACTTAGAAAAGAATTAATTGAAGACGAAGGAGTTAGATACGATGTCTATCTGGATCATCTCGGCCTTCCTACTTTTGGGATTGGTCATCTTATTACACCGGATGATGACGAATATGGATGTCCTGTCGGAACTCCTGTCTCAAAGGCAAGAGTAAATCTTTGCTTTGAAAAAGATGTACAAGTAGTTATTAATGATTGTTGTAAGCTATACAATGACTTTGAGCAACTACCAGAGGAAGTTCAATTAATTATAGCTAATATGATGTTTAATATGGGCTTTCCTAGACTCAGTAAGTTTAAAAACATGAAGGCTGCTGTTGATAAACGTGATTGGCATTTAGCAGCAGTTGAAATGGTTGATAGTCGTTGGTATCAACAAGTTACTAATAGAGCAGAGCGACTTGTTAATCGTATGAGAAATATAGAAAACACCCTATAAGGGGAAAAACGTTCACTATATTAATTAGAGGTTAACAATGAGAAACACGACTTACACGGGTCCATCGATGCCCATTTCAGAAGAAATCGATCAAATGAAATACCGACTACAAGATGAAACATTTGATGGTAAAATTAAACGCATTGCAAAAGCACTGTGCGATGGTATTGAGCAACAGTATAACTTAGAAGACATTCTAGGTAATATGCGTTTTCTTCCTGCTGGTCGTGTACAAAATGCTATGGGTAGTCCTCGGATTACTACAGCTTATAATTGCTTTGTTAGTGGACATATTGAAGATTCAATGAATAGTATTATGCAGCGAGCTTGTGATGCCGCTGAAACTATGCGTAGAGGTGGTGGTATTGGGTATGACTTTAGTCGTATTAGACCACGAGGAGACTTGATTAAATCTCTTGACTCAAAGTCTTCTGGTCCAGTTTCTTTTATGGGTATCTTTGATGCTGTGTGTCAAACTATTGCATCATCAGGCCACCGTAGAGGAGCACAAATGGGTGTACTTAGAGTAGATCACCCTGATATTCTTGATTTTATTCGTGCTAAACGTAATAGCGACAAACTTACTGGTTTTAATATTAGTGTTGGTATTACTGATGCATTTATGGAGTGCTTAGAAGATCCTTATAAAAGTTTTGATTTAGTATTTGAAGGTACAGTATATAAGACGCTATCTCATGAAGAAGCACATGATCTTTGGGAAGAGATTATGGAGTCTACTTGGGATTGGGCAGAGCCAGGGGTTTTGTTTATTGATAAAATAAATAATAACAATAATTTATGGTACTGTGAAACAATCGAAGCTACTAATCCTTGTGGTGAACAGCCACTACCGCCTTACGGTGCTTGTCTTCTTGGAAGCTTTAATCTTACTAAATATGTTAAAACTGGTCTTCAGTTTTCAGAACAAGGTCCAGATGATGAAGTAATGTTTGATATGACTCAATTTAAAACAGACATTAAAGAAATAGTAAGAGCAATGGATAATGTAATTGATAGAACTATTTATCCATTAAAGGAGCAAGAGGATGAAGCTAAAAACAAAAGGAGAATGGGGTTGGGAATTACAGGATTGGCCAACGCAGGGGAAATGCTCGGACATGAGTATGCTTCAGATGATTTCCTTACTTGGATGGCTACCATCTTCAGAACACTCCGAGACGAAACTTACAGAGCTTCAGCAGAACTTGCAAAAGAAAAAGGGACTTTCCCACTCTATAACGAAGAATATTTAAAAGGAAACTTTTATAATACATTAAGCGAAGATGTTAAACAATTAATTAAAGAAAACGGTATTCGAAACAGTCACTTAACTTCTATTGCACCTACAGGCACAATTAGTTTATGTGCAGACAATGTATCGGGAGGAATTGAACCTGTCTTTAGTCATTACTATGATCGCACTATACAAACCTTTGAAGGACCAAAGGTCGAGCGTGTTGAAGATTATGCTTATTCAAAAGGCATTAAAGGTAAAACAGCTAACGAAACAACGGTACAAGAACATCTTAAAGTACTACTACTTGCACAGGAATACATTGATTCAGCGTGTTCTAAAACTTGCAATGTAGGAGATGATGTAACATATGATGAGTTCAAACAGGTCTATGTTGATGCCTGGAAAGGCGGGGCGAAGGGATGTACAACGTTTAGACTTAGTGGCAAAAGATACGGTATCTTCAACGAAACCGTGGAAGAAGAAAAGGCGATACCTAGCGAGGCTACGGAAATGGTTGAAGAAGAAGGAACGGTACAGGCTTGCTTCTTCGACCCGATTACTGGCCAAAAAGAGTGCGCTTAATTTATAGTAATACGGAGGGATAGCATGGCTACACAAGTAGTTCCAATTCAAGACATTGACAAATACGGGTTTATCGCTGATTCGCCTAGTATTGCTTTGCCTCCAGGGGCATTTTCAGATGCCTTAAATGTTAGGTTTGATAATGGTGCAATACGAAAGGTAAAAGGCTATGTAGAAGTTTTTGAAACTTTAAACCTTACAAATATAATTAAAATTGCGTATTGGCCTAATCCTAATAAACCTGTATGGATTGTAGTTAATCGAGAAGGATCAATTGGCGCTGAAGAAGATCATATCTATGGCGTATTTTTAGATGCTTCAGGCGTAATAACATCAACGGATCTTTCTCTTAATACAGGAACAGGTTATTCAATTTCAGATAATTGGCAAGCTACTTTATTTAATGGTGGTTATTCAATTATTTTAAATCCTGGTAATGGAACTCCACAGCATTCTACAGATACACAAGGTTCTGCTAGTTTGCCTAGCTTTGCTAATCTACCGAACTGGGATAGCTATACTGCTAACTCCACAACAGTAAATAAAGTTTATTGTAGTATTATTATTCCTTTAGGTAATTTATTATTAGCCGGAGATTTGCAAGAATTTGACAGCAGCAATAATATTATTAGAGACTTAAGAGGCGTTGTAAGATCGTCTAGCGTTGCTGCTCCTGGCACTATTCCACAAAATTGGAATCCTTTTGCTACAGGTGCTGGCACTGCAGATGAACTTATTATTGCAGATACTGGTCAAATTAAAGCTATGAAACCACTACAAGGTA